GTGAGTTAGACAATAGCGTGGTTTCAGATAGATTCTCAGCGCCTTGGATGGGCTTCACGATGTCGTTAATTAAACTTTGCGTATTGGAAACGCCAACTGGGTTTTCTGGTGGAATGTGATCATCAATTTTATTAAACAGCACGTTCGCTCGGCTTTTAACGCGATCAGTAAACCCGCCCTTGCCAACTAACCCGCGCTCAATAGCCCGCCCCGCACTTTCTGCGGATGGCTCTTTCGACAACGATTGAGCAATATTATCAATCTTGTTGCCGATAGCTTCTTGTGTTTGCTCGTATTTCCGAGAAATCACTTTATTAGCAAAAGGAAGCGCTTCCAACCCTCTTTCAACGGTCGCTTGGCCTTGTCGCCCCGTAGCTTCTGCAAGCGTTGGTGATGTTCCAGCCGTTTCGAAGTCGTCAATCGTGTTTCGTGCGGCTTGGCGTTTAGCTTCGCCACCAACTAACGTGCGTCGAATCATGTCCGCCGTTGCTGCGGGAGTGAATGCGCCAATCATCTGACCGGTTAATTCTGAGCCGGTATCATTTGGATCGACTTGTTGTGCGATCCCAGCCCCCAAGCCCGAACCGCCCGCACTTGCAACATCCGTCGCAATAAAGCTTTTCGGGTTTTGTGCGGCACGACCCACTTGCTGAGCGACGGTATTCGCTGAATTAGACATTCTATCCGCATTTTTAAGCATGGCGGCCGTTGGTATTAATGTCGTTCCGATCTCCTCACCAATACGTCCTGCAATAGCTTGCTGGGTGTTTTTCGGCGCTAAATCGCCCACAGTAACACCTGGTTCGGTTGGCGCTTTATCTAAATTCTGTTTTAACCACTGAGAGCCGCCTACAGGAACCGCGTTTGGATCTTCTAAACCCATCGCTACCGCTGCGGGCTTGCCAATCAAGTCTACCGGCATGCCCGCTAGATTAGCCGCGCCACGATATACGCCACGCAAACCAGAATTAGCGGTATCAACGGCATCTTCACCAAAATTAGACATCGATTCTTTGAACTGCCCCCACGTACTTTGGGGTTGGGGTGTTCTCGTTTGTTTACCGATGGTGCTATCAACACCTTGAGGATTGTCTTGTGTTGGAATCTCTATGCGCTGAGATAGCGGGGCTTCTTGACCGTCAATCACAAAACCTTCAGGCGGAGGCGGAATATCTTGCACCGACTGTTCTGGCTTATCTAAAACAAAACCCTCTGGAAGTGGCGGTAGTTCATTACTCATTAGCTGGGACCCATTGACCATTTACGAACTGAATTTTTTGACCGGTTTGTGGATTGGTGGCCGTCATTGGTTGATTTTGTTGCTCTTGAGGTTGTTGTAACTGCTGACCGCGGTAGCCGCGGAGCGTGTTGTTTTGCTCAACGTATTGCGTCATGTTTTGGTATTGCCGCTTTTTAAGATCGATGCCTTTCTTGATGATTGAAAGGATCCTCTCGTTAGCCTCTGGGGTGTTACTCGCGCTCACCGCTGTAGATTTAAGAATATCAATATCGCGGTCAGACAATACACCCTTCAGGCTTTCTGCTGCCGCTAAGACCATTTGATTCGCGTTAGCATCAAACGCTTGTTTTGCTGACGCTAAATCGCCACCCCATAAAGCCGATACTTCCGCCATTAACGGGGTCATGCGACCAGTGGTGAATTCAGATGCGAGCTTTTCAAGCTCACCGACCTGCTGTTCAACTTGTAGCGCGTTTTGATACTGAGACTCGACCTCTGCAAAACGATCTGCGTCTTTCTTGCCCATAGCTTCTTGGAATTTAGTATCTTGCTTTCCGCCAGTATTAACTTGCACCAACGGTTGTTTTTGAGCGGGTCGATACCCTTGAAGCTCTCGTGCGTTTCCGTACTGGTCTGTTTGCAATAATACGTCTTGCCCGCTTGCGTTAACCGCATCGAAAGGCTTGCTGTACTTAGCCTTTTCCTGCTCAACCAATGCCGAAAACTGTTGAAGCTCTTGACGTGTGATATTCTCAGGGAGTTTCTGGCCGGTAATCTGCTCTAACTGACCACGCATACCCGCATACGCTCTAGGCATCATTTGATCGTCATACTTCATCAGGTTGTTAGCTACCTTACCCAAGTATTCCAATCCCGCCATTTGCTGCTTCGATTCATCGACAGCCGTGCCGCGCTCAGAAACACCAATTCTTCGGCTTTCGAGTTCGTTTTTAATAGGCGCTTGTTGCTCTTTAAAGTCTTGCTGTTGCTGCATTAATCCTTGACGAAAGTCTTGAAATTGTTGTTGCTGGCGGTCTTGTTGACCAGCTCTTAAAGCATTAATGAAGTTTCCGCCATAATTATAGTGCTGTAGTCTTGCCATTAGCTTCCGCCTCCATTATTGCCAAAGTAATATGCGCCCATCTGACCGAGGTTATTAAACATATTCCCGTAGGCGTTTGCTTGATTGATGTAACCAGAAGCCCGTGCATTACCCGCACTGTTAAGATTGTTCGCAATACCTTGGCCTGTGTTGTAGCCTAGCGTATTAACACCGCTGGTTGCTGTTTGACCAGCGCCCGCTAAAGACGCCAGCCTATTCATGTAATCACCTGCCCTCTGGGAGGCTAAACCTTGCCCGTATTGCTGTGATTCCATCAAAGCGCGTCCACTTAAGGCTCCGCCTCGTGCAGCAGCGCTACGATTTACCGATTCTAAACCTTGATCACGTTCAAATTGATAGCCTACCGAGTTTAAATAAGCATCCAGCCCACTATTGCCGTTTTGATTGGCTGCGCTTGACGTTCCATTAGCAGTAGGGCCGTCAACAAGGCGCTGATTGTCGCCCACACGATAACCCGCTCCGCGACTGTTGTTACCACCCCAGTTAGCGCTAGTACCTTGCCCAGCATCCCTAAGCCCTTGATAGCCGTTACCTCCTGCCCCCATGCTAAAATCTAATGGAGCAAGACGTCTTTCTTCTGGATAAAGGCCGTCCAGAAAAGGATCTGGGGCTATTGATGCCAAAGGCCCATGAATAAGGGCTCTTGTTCGGTTTTCGGCGCTAGAGCCGGTAAGTGCATCCCATAAACCACCAGGATTGCCCACTGTGCGAGGCATGGGCTCTTCGGTGCTTGGTAAATACCCAGTGCCCTGAAAGTCCTGTGGATTTATAGATCCCGAGCCACTGGTATAACCCGCCCCTCTTTCGGGCTTAGAAGCTTCAAGTCCAAGCATTTCCATTAACTGATTTCGAGCAACGTTACCTGCCTCGATTTGAGGTCGAGAAGCATTCATTGCCTGATTGAACATATAAATTTGGGCTTGATTAGCTTGCTGGCTGGCTTGTGTTTGCGCGTCTGCTGCCGCGCTTGCTCCGCGAGAGCTCATTAATCCGCCACCGATAGCGCCTACTGCGCCAATGATTGGTGCTGCAACTGGCATTATTTAGTTACCCCCATGAGGTATAAGTCTTGGTATTCACCATTTTTAAGCCAGCACTTAGGGAGGTATCCTAAGTCGGACATGCCGAAAGCGTGAGCTAGGCGTCTTGCTGGCTTGTTAGGTTTAGGAACGTATGTCATTAACGTGCTGCAAGGGGTGTTGGTGGTTAGCCATTCCCAGCAAGCCTTGCAAGCTTCGAGAGAATGGTCGCGGTATTCAGGAAGAACGTTTGTGTGAACTTCCCATAGCGATAAATTATGTGGGTGCAATAAAAAAGCCCCTGCTGGGGCTTCGTTGTATTTGATTAAGAGCCAAACTAAGGGATCGCCTACAATGGCTTTAAAATCTTCGCGCTTGGGAGAACCATCATCTGAGACGTAAGGGTAAATACCTTTGTTGGCTATAATTTTGGTTAGCAATTCTGAATCGAAGCATCTTTCTACAGTGATCATGCGTTTTGTGCCGCCATATATCGGGTGTGTTTGTCTTGAGCAAGTGCTTCAGCGTCCGAATAAGCCTGTTGTATCTCATTGGCGATCTCTGAAACAGGTTTGCTTGAATAATCCCGTGAATAACTAAACTCTTCCGAGTAATCACCATCCGACCACTTGCAAAGCATAGTGATTCTGTACCCAGACCGCTCAACTTCTTTTATAACTTCAAATTTCATGGTTCTATCCATCCATCCCCACCAGTGCCACCACCACCGCTGGCAGGTGTGGTAATGGTGTCTATAAATATAATTTCATCGTCAGCGTTGGTGTCGTTGTAGGAGGTCGTAGCTGTGTACGTTAAAGGACCACCCAAGTAACTTGGGTCGCCCTGCCCATATACATAATACTTGGTTGAATACGCTAGACCTGTAATAGATCCCGAGTTGTAGTTAATGACACTTAAACCAGGCAACTTATAATCGAAAGCCGCGATATTTATCGTAGCATTTGCCCCAGCGTCTACTGCTGACAAAGGGTTACCCAAAGGGAAGCTCGCTGTGTAGTTGTTCGCTCGTTGGCTGTTAAACGTTACGTTAACCGCCTGTCCAGAATCGCTAATTTTTTGAAGAATATCTTTAAATGCCGTAGAGCGACTAGCTAATTCGAATCCATCTTCTGCATGACCAGAACCATTCAATCGCTGAACAATATCCTTTAACTGCTCAGAGCGACTTGCTATCTGCATGGCGTCTTCAATATTGCCCACGCCATTAATGTTTTGAACAATGTCTTTAACAGCTTCGCCACGACTCGCAATCGGCATTTCATCCGTTAACGCGCCATCTTTATTTTGATATTGAAAAAGCACCCCTAAAACCTGGCGCTGCCACGCGGACCATTCAACATCATTGGTCGGCATACGCTGGGGAAATTTTTGTATAAGCTCGTTGATAGACATTAGTGACTAAAAGGTTCTGCTTGCAGGTGCCCCTCTAACAGCACCCAATTAACTGGATCTGTTACTTTTATGCGGTAATAACGCTCTCTGCTAGATCCAAGACGCGTAAATCTCGCGCGGTGACTGTATTCACCAATCTTCCCAAAGCTCACTGTCCGCTCACTGGACCACGTGTGACCACCATCATCGGACCAATCAAGCATAACAGTTGGGTCTTCCCCTTGCCCTGTATCTAGCCCCACGCCTCGCTCCCCATCAATTTCAAGGATGTTGTGTCGGACACGAGTTAAACCGCTTTCAATTTTTCGAGAAACCTTAATGCGCTGTATCTCAGTTCCATCATCGTCGTAAACATCACGACTCATTTCGTAGATTTTATCCCCCCCAACAATATGCTTATTGTTTAGGTAAATATAGTGCTGAGGTTTCCAAGTTTCGCCATAGGCCACACCTTTGCTTGAACGCTCATGCCAGGCACCGTTTGATGCATCAGCGCAAACACAGACCGAAGGAAGCCTTAAAACGTAAAATTTATGACCACCATCAGTGTAAGTAAAAGATATAGCGCTTTCCCACTCATCTTTATGCTGATGAAGAAGGTACTCGATGCTTGAAGTTGATATTCTCTCTGGCTGCCTACCATTAAGACGGTAAACAATTCCATCGTTACCAAGCCAAGCAACAGTGTTATCGTCTTTAGCTATTGAGAATCGCGCAGAACAGCCTCTGGCGTCTTGCCTTGCCCCTTTGATCGGGCTAAATGGAAAACCTTGACCGCCATCGTTGTAATAAAACTCAACGGATTTTTGCCCAAAGATAATAAGCTCATCATTCATCCATGTGAGGCCAACAACATCATCCGGAACACCTTCAGCGCTAGCAAAGTCAATTGCGTCCCATGTGGCGCCATCATACAAACCAGAGACATAAAGCTTTTGACTGTCAGGTGCCGCCACAACAAAATAACCATCTGCGAAAACTACTTGAGAAGCGCCAGGGAAGTCCAAGTCAGTAATCTGTGCAAATGAACTATCTGCTAACGTTAATATGTAGCCATTAGCACCATCCACCACGCATAATTCAACAGTTGATACAGCCATAGAGACAACGCCACTCGAAGTGATTAGCGTCCCAAGCGATACAGGCGCTGTGCTTGCCGTAAAGCTATAGAGCTTATTGCCACAAACCGCATAACCCACACCTTTATGCTCGAGCATTCCACGGACCTCACCTTGATCGTAAAGCTCTTGAATGCCAGGTGTTGCAAAAAGTGCTTTTTGACCACCTTCGGTGTGAGGGTAAAAGTTGATGCATCGAGCTGCGTTGAAATTTGGCGATTTACTTGCGTAAGTAGCGTCAACCAGACCAATAGGCTTTTTCATAGATTGCTAAACTTTACCGGTTCGCTTTCGTAATCTTCGACTTGTCTGCGTAAATCACCCAAGGATTTTTCAGCTTTAGCTGAGTACATCATGGATTTTTCTGTAGAAACGCCAAACAAACCTTTGACCTCATTAGCAACAAGGTAAATCAAGGGCCTAAACTTCATGTCGGGAATGCGGCCATCACCATAATGCCAATCTTTAAGACCTTCGGTTAGCAGCATACTCTCCACTTGCTGTAACGCGTTCTTGACGCTGGCGCTATCCGCTGCTGAAGGGTTTTCACCAGATGCAATAACGCCAAGCTCACCAAGGCAATCTTCGACAAAGCGCTCTTTAGAGTAGAGCATTAATCGTCATCACCTTGTTCGGTAGCTTTGAACTCTTCAATTTTCTTTCGAAGAGTGGCGGCTTTTTTAA